GTCGCTTTTGCAGATTGTGAAAGCGTAAATCTGTGAATAACATATAGGAGACAAATAGAAATGAAAAAGATACATCGTCCATCCTTGGACATATTAAGTATACCATATACCATATATTTTGTCAATACTAAATTCAAAAAAATAAAAATAGGCTCAAAATGGCTTTATATTTCCATTGCTGAGAGCCTACTATATAAAGTTGGTTAATATATTGTCAATAATCGCTCCGCCGGGCATATTCATGCGATATCCTAATGCGTGGATAAAGCTTCATTATTATGTGACTTAAATATATCACCTAATTTTATTATAAATTATTTTATTTTATTTGTCAATAGACATATTTACTTTTTGCTGTTTTATGCTATAATATATGTGAAAGGAGTGGTAACGTGACTAAAGAAGAAATCTATGGTATTTTGGCTATGGAAGACGAGGACGAAAGAGAATCAGCTATTGACACTATGAGCGCCCGGGATGGCGAAGCTTTATCAACTATTGAAACTTTAACAGCTGATAACGAGAATTTGCGTTCAGATGTAGCCGAAAGAGATGAACAGATTTCTAAGTTATCTAAAGACATTGATGTGTGGAAGAAACGTGTTGACAGATTGTCGGATGTTAATCGCGCGGGAGTTGTCGAAGATAAAATGGAAAAAGATTTTAAATCACTAGAAGATTATTTTTACAAAGAGTGAGAGGAGATTTTATGTCAAGATTATCAAAAATGCCAGATATTAACGAAGTTGGAAAAATGTCTGGTGCTGAGCTTTTAAATTTAGCAGTAAGAGAAGTTAACAATCCAGAGCTTAACAAAGCTATTGGGGATACTACTATTGATTCTTCAACATTCGGACAGATTGGTCAGATTATCAATTCAAATGACGCTTGGAGAAACCAGGTTTATTACACACTTTTTAACAAAGTAGGACTGTATGAAATGGGATACGCTGTAGCTACCGACAAATACGGTGCACTTATGAGAGATTACCTGTCAATCGGCGGAGCTGTTGACGAAATTGAAATGGATAAGATTAAGCCTGTGAAATACAATCCAGAAATCCAGTGGCAGGACGCACTGAAACAGTATATTCCAAAATACTTAGAAATGTTCCATACGCCAAACAGAAAAGAGCGTTATGCATTAACAGTAAATCCAGAAATGGCTAAACGTGCATTTAGTAGCGAGCAGGCATTTAGAAGATTTTTGGACATGCAGTTTGCAGTAGCGGCTGAATCAAACAAAATTGACCGTAACTATTGGTTTTGGAATTTGTTTAAATATGTTGCTGAAAACATTGCATATTATGTTGAAATTCCAGGTTTCGACACAAAAGAACACGCTGAGGACACCACCGTTCTTGTTCGTCAGTGGGGGTTAGATTTATTATTTCCAAGTGATAAATTTAATGTGGCAGGTTTCACAAGAGAGGTTTCACCAGAAAATATTTTTATCATTATGAAGAACAGTGCAAAAGCATTTCAGAGTGTTAAGGTATTAGCAACATCTTATCATATGCAGGAAACTGAGTTTATTGCTAATCATACGTTAACTGTTCCAACATGGGTTGACCTTGGAGAAAATGTTGAAATCTTAATGGGTGATATCAATGCATTTAGATGTTACGTTAATTTATACGCAAGTGACTTCAACCATAACGGCGCTGTTATGGGTGATACTCATTTCTTGCATGTTCATGAAACTTATTCATCTTCTATTGTTTATCCTGTAATTGCTTTTAAATCATCCGCTATTACTCCATCAGAATTAGGAGATTTTAAACCAGCTTCTAATGCTATTCTTAACAAAGGCGATACGGAAATGATTTCTATTCCCGTTACTGCTGGAGATAATAAACAGGTACATTATACGCTTACAGGTAATACAGCACCAGAAACTCAGATTCAGCCTTGGGGGTTATTGTATGTTGGTCAGAACGAACAGGCGGGCGTTATCACAGTAACCGCAACTATTGAGGATGGAAATAACGGAAGTCCAGTAACAAAGAGTGTAACTTATCAGATTAGAGGTAATGCTCCAAAATTTGGATTCGTTCAGCCACAAGACCACTCCACTATTAAAAAAGGCGAAGTAGTTCAGTTAATGGCTTCTTTAGTAGAGGGACAAGCACCTATCACTTACAGCATTACCACTACTGGGGTGCATTCTGGAACAACTATTACTCCAAGCGGTCTATTGACTATTGACGCTGCTGAAACGCAACCAAAAATCACAATTAAATTACAGGCAGGTGTTACTTCCACAACCGTTGAATATACGATTGCAGACGCTTAATGTGGTTCGCTAATTTATACAGGAATGTAGATTGTCAACCGTCTAACGATAATGTTAGATGGTTTCAATCTCGTTCTGAACAAAAATCGTATTTTGAATCTAGGAAAATAAGTTCAGCGGTTGTAACGCCTATTAAGGACATGAATGTGATTGCGTTAGATGTGGATATAAATACTATGAGAGATGTGCCGTATTTGTCTTTTGGTGAAGACGGTGGAAAAGAAATTTATGCATTTGTTGACGATTGCCAGTACACAAACGAAAGAAGAACATTAGTATATTATACTATTGACGAGTGGCAGACATATATGTTTAATATCGAATGGAACCCAATGTTTGTGGAACGTGAAAATGTAACAGATGATGAAATAGGAAATCATTTAGAGGATGAAAACTTGTCTATAAAAGATATGTTGACCGTTAGTGAGGTTGGGAGTGGTTTCTTTAACCCAGCTGATTATCATATTATTATAGGGTACGCCGAAAAACCAGACGGAGGAAATGTAAATCAAAGAATAACGTGCAATATTTTTAACGGTGTCGAATATGAGGATTGCGGAAAAGGTAATGCAGGCGCACAACGCGCAAGGGAGATTTTAGAACAAATGCACGGTAAAGAAGACGCTATCGTCGGTTTATATATGTGCCCAGAGAAATTATTTAACGATTCTGCAATACCTAAACAGCTTAAATTTAATTTACCTGCACGACCATCTTCATTCGGTGGTTATGTCCCTAAAAACAATAAGTTATTTACTTATCCGTATGTTGATTGTTTAGTTGCTAACGGAAACGGTCAAACGCTCGAATTAAAGTATGAATTTTTAGAAAATCTGGAAATGACTGTAGAGTTCTCTTTTGGTTTAAACATGGAAGCCGAAGCATTTCCTAACAATTACATGGGTGAAACTAATAACGATTTATATAAACTAACGATAAATAACTTTCCTATGTGTGCGTATATTGTAGATTCATATAAAGCATGGGTCGCTCAGAATCAAGGACAGTTTAGGTACAATATTGCTTCTTCTTTGGTTTCTGGTTTTGGTACTGGTGCGTTAGCAACTGGTTCATTGTTAGGTGGAGCGGCGGCGGCACTTGTTTCTGGCGCAAGTACAGTTAACGGGATATTGTCACAAAATGCAAGAATGGCACGTGTACCAGATACAGCAAAGGGAACTACTTCTGGCGACGCAGGATTCGCTAACGGTAGGGCAGACTTTAGGGCAAGGTCTAGGACGATAACCAAACAGGAAGCAATGATATTTGATGACTATTTAACTCGTTACGGTTATAGAGTTATGAGATACAAAGTTCCAAACTTAACTACTCACTCAATGTTTAATTTTGTTAAGGCTATTGACCCAAACATAACGGGGAATATACCATCAAAATATCTTAACAAAATCATTGATAGAGTAACTGCAGGTGTAACCCTAATGCATACCGATTTGCAAAAAGTAAAAACAAACTATATGGAAAATGAGGTGATAAGCAATGAAAACACTTGACGAATTAACGACACGAAGTAATATATCGAAGTGTACTACTTTTTATTTAAGTGACAAGCAAGCGAGTAAGATACAAATTGACTTGGACAATGATAGAATATGGGCATATTATATTGATAAATTTATTGAAGATTTAATGTCGTTGTTTGTTTGGAAAGGATTGCCAGATGGAATTACCTCTTTTATTTTAGAATATATGCTTATGGCAAACGGAAGTTTTGTATTATATGATGATGACGGGATATTAAAAGCGTCTCGTTATGTAATGGTAACGTGGGATGATTACTTTCAGCCAGTGACAGTACGAACAGTTAATATCGCAACCGATAAAGGCTTAACTGGTAAGTTATTGTATGATGATGAGTTTATTTATTGTTGGAATAGCAATACAGGACTGCCAGTGTTTAATGTAGCAACAACTATTGCTGAAAGGTTGGCTAAAATCGAAAGAACTATTGATTATATCCACAGGCAGATGAGAAGACCAACATTGTTTAGCGGTACTCAAGCATTGAAAAGTACAGTGGATAACATTATGAACGAAAACGACCCAAAAACATGGTATATAGTTGACAAAGACCTAAACGGAATAAACGGGGTACCAGTAATTAGTGGTGATGTTGGAAAAGGTTTAGACGTACTTATGAATATGCGTAAAATGTATTTGCAGGAATGGGATACAAGAGTAGGGTTACACACTATTATGAATGACAAGTCTGAACGCCTTACAGAGTTTGAGGGATTAAGTTTTTCAGAAGCTGGAAATATAAACATTAGCGGAATGTATCAACAAAGGATTGCTTTTCGTGATTGGGCACGGGAAAGATTTCCCGAAAAATGCTCAGAATTAGATGTTTCATATAGTCCGTTTATTCGAGTTCGAGGTGAAGAAGTGCCAGACGGTTATGAAGAAAAAGAGGTGTATGACTTTGTTAGTGAGTGATATCATAAGAAGCGGGTATAAAAATACTGATTACTTTAACACAAATTTTATGGATTTAATAAGAAATCAGCGTTATAGAATTTTTGGTTTCGATTATCCGATAGACCCAAAATTTAAAGAAGACTTTGAGGTTAATTTTATCTTGCATTTCTTTAATTACCGTATTTCAGATACAGCAGAAGCGCACACGTATTTATCGTGGCAGACAATGCTAGCTGATAGAATGTATCAGTTATTTCCGCTGTATAATCAATTTTTCGAAAAGATTACAAAAGAAGATATAAGCGGAACAGAAAAGTATGTTTCACGTGAAACATTTGACGAGGACACAGTTAATGATAGTATGTCAAATAGCGTATATAACGATAATACAGATGTAGCGGAAGAGAGCGTACAGAATACAGATAATGTTAATCGAGACTTTCCGTTAAGCTCCGTCACCAATACTAATGCTTATATGACAGACGCCCAAGATAATATGGAAACCAAAATTTTTGAGCATAACGCCGATTCAAGAGGTGATAATATTACCACAGGTAATGACGTTGGAAGTAGAAATTTTAACAGGAATAAAACTGATGAAAAAATGATGATTGATTTTGATTATTATAAACGATTCCGCGAAGAACTAAACGGAATTTATAGCGAAATTTATAAGTTTTGCTGTGATTTATTTATTTGTGCATGGTAAGGAGGAATAACAATGGAGGTATATAAACCTAAAACAATGCCATACGATATGAGAATAGATGACGCTTTAAAATTTGCGAGAAAGGAGCTTTATTTGGTAAATCGTTCGTTACGTTCTCTTGACAAATGTTCTGATTCAGTTACTTATGGTATGGTAATATCATACAAAGTTTGCATAATGGAAAAATTAAGTGAACTTAAAAAACTAAAAATAGATGGAATAGAAAGGGTTAACGTGCTACAATGAAAGCAGGACAAAAGATGAATACTGATGATGGGAAATATCAAGTTTGTTTATTTCCGTGTGATATAATGAATATCACCCAGTTATCTGGTTCGGATTCATTTTCACATTGTTGCGGGCATCCTATGGATATTATAGGCAACAGCGCTCGTTATCCATTATATGCTCCGTGTGATTGTCATTTAATATATCAAGATAGCGTCGGAAATACTAGAGGTTATCAATCAGATAATGAGGTTGCAACACCAAGCGGAATAGGTTATGTATGCTTTAGTTTTACGCATGATGAAAATCCGCCGTCGGCAACAAAATTTAAACAGGGTGATTTGATATCCCATACAGGTATAGCAGGGCAAGCATACGGGGACCATTGCCACCTAGACCAAGCGAAAGGTCAGAATAAGGGTCTTGTATCCTATGGTATTACTTGCGCAATGGGGAATCCATGTTATGCTTTGCAAGACAGTGCAGAACCAGTTGACATATGGTATATAAATGATACTACTGTAGTTAACACTATGGAGCTTATATTTAAAAAGTATGATGGAGGTGTTACACCGCCGACACCAACACCAACAAAAAAGAAAAAAATGAAACTTATGTATTATATGAAAGGATGGAACATGAGATATGGCAGATTTTAAACCGACATTTCCGTTTGACCCAAATATCAGACCAGTAACAAATAATCTTAATTGCGCGGTTAATACAATAACTCGTTATGATATGGAGTTTATAAAGGCATATAGTGACAAAGAATTATTGCACGCTTTGTGCTATCAGATTGCAAATGTTATTGATATGCTTAACTTAACGCAAGAACAGTTTGAAAAGTTGGTGGCATGGATAAACGACAATTTATGGGAATATGCTAGTAATTTGTTGCAACAGTGGCTAGAACAAGGGTTAATCAAAATAGGTGTTAACTATAACGCTGGAACGGAAACGTTAAGCTTTGTTTTCAAACGTTATAAGGAGGTAGAGTAATATGCCAGAGGTAGCTAATCTCGAATTTGAAGATGGAACATACTCTATTAAGGATAAAACAGCAAGACAGCAGGTTCAAAACATCATTAACAATAATCTTCCTAACAAAGCGAGCGCTAGGATTTGGAACGTTGTTACTGATGGAGGTGCAGACCCTACAGGAAGCGCTTCTGCTCAATCTGTATTTAATAGAATTAGTACGATTTTAAACACTTATGACTATGTATATATTCCGAAAGGAACATACAATTTAACATCATTATTTATTTGTTCTGAACGTGTTATTTGTGATTGCCAAACAATCGAAGAAAATCCTAATAGTAAGATATTAGCTGTAAAAGAAATACCAACCGTTTATCCAAGTTTTAAATTATTAAAACAAACGGAAAAACCAAGTGATGGATATAGTTTTCAAGGGTGGTGCTATCAAAATGATGGTGATGATTATACATCCAATGTATTAGCTATAAATAGAAATTCAAGCACAAATAAGTTAGTATTAAAACGTTATAACAATCTTCTTAATTTAGAAAATTCAGAAGAAAAACCATGGGGACATGGAAATTCACTAACATATATGCCATCTTTAACTGCAAATGGTAAAAATCAAGTATATATGGTGTGCCCGATTAATGCTAACAATTTAATTATGTATGACGCTTCAACAGGAACCAATAATACAGTACCTGTAAATGGGGTGTCATCACAAATAAACATTGCTAATAAAATTGGTAAATCACCGCACATTATCGTGCAAACAGAAGATAATAAAATTCATGTTTGCCGATGTTCTGGTAGCGGTTTAGATGTTTCCTTTACTTCTGTATATTCTATTTCTATATCAAGACCTGTAATCCAAGCGAGAAAATTGGGCGGTCTTAACGGTTTAGCATATTTTAAAGGTAATATATTTACTTTATGGAGTGATAATACTTCAAGTGGGTATGACTTTGTGCGGAATGCGATTCGAGTTGATAAGGTTTCTGGCGGTTTATTGTATCAATATTTGTGCAATCCGACTTACGAAGCTAAAGAATTTGAGGGTCTTAATGTTACCGGAAATACTATAAAAATGTTAGAATATGGTAATAATAGCGTTTTTACTGATTATAATTCATGGTCATTATGGGAAATAAACCCATATGATAGTGGGTTAAGTGATAAAAGTAGCGAACTAGAATTTAATGGGATGTTAGGAGAACAACGTATACGAGTAAATAATATTAATGCTAATTGGGGTAAAGGAACAAGCGATTCTCCATTTAGATATCTTCAATTTGCTATTAGTTATGCTTCATCATTCCAGCCTGTTCATATTCAAGGGCCGCCAACATCGACAGCGGTAGCGAGTGAAGAAATTCACATTAAAAATAGAGCGCACTATTTAAAAATTACTAATGTTAGATTTAACGATAAAGTTACCGTGGAGAACTGTGCAAATGTACAATTTGAAAATTGTGTGTTTAACTTTACAGGGGATTATCAAATTACAATCGATGGAAGTAACGTTGACTTTAGTGGTTGTACTGCTACTATGACTGGCGGACAATCTGGAAATGGTTGGATACGTGCTGTCGGAAATTCAAGCGTAGAGTTGCATAATTCCTGTAAAGTAACAGCAAGAAATGCCGCTTCGTTGTCAAGAGGTGCAAAGTTTAGTTTTGGAAAGGATACTACGGGAACCGTATATAATTGTATATATAATGAGGGAAGTGTATCATTGGGGAATGTATCAAAAATAACACACACATATAAGTCAAGTGTAAGTAACGGGGGGCTTGACGGAATAGTAGAAAGTTAAGAGGTAATTTATATGAATATTAACTATAAAGATATAGCTAACATTTTGTGGGCAGGACTAAGTACATTCTTTGTATATGTGTTTGGGGGAGTGGATGTGGCTTTTAAGTGCCTTATTATTATTATGATTATTGACTATAGTACTGGAGTTATTGCAAATAGGGTTAATCTCGATAGTAAAATAGGATTTAAAGGTATCGCTAAAAAGGTAATGATACTAGCGCTTGTGGCAGTAGGTGCACAAGTTGATAAAGCCATGGGAACAGATGGTTATATTTGCAGAACACTTGTAACAATGTTTTATATTGGGAATGAAAGCCTTTCAATCGTTGAAAATTCTGCTAAGATGGGACTGCCTGTGCCACAAAAGCTTATTGATTGCTTAGAACAATTAAAAGGAAACGAAGAAAGCGAGGAACAAAATGAAAGCAAATGATTTCTTAAAAAATACGTATGGAAAGTATTATGATATTGACAGTTATTATGGCGCTCAGTGTTGGGATTACTTTGCATATCTATGTACTGTAATCGGTAGTAAAATAATTAACTGTACCTCAACAGGATACGTTATTGATATTTGGAATAACCGTAAAAATAACGGTGTTCTTGATAAGTTTAAAGAGGTACCCGTATCTAGTTTACAAAATGGTGATGTAGTTGTATTTAAAAACGGAGGAAGCCTTACACCTCTTTCCCATATTGGAGTATTTGCAGGATGGCTAAACAAAGGTAGCACGTTTACTTTACAAGCGCAAAATCAGTATGGCAGTGCAAGCGTTAACAAGGGTCTTATGTATGTTAGCGATATTGCAGGGTGCTTGCGTCCTAAAGTATGGGATAATAAATCCCCAGATTTACCTATTAAATCAAAAGGTAAAGCTTCCGCAAAGTATGATTACATTCGTGTGCGTAACAAACCTAGTCTTGACAACTCAGCGCTTACTGGTGACTGGTACAACACAGGCATGAAATTAAACTATCAAAATGTTGTAAAAGCTGATGGGTGGTATTGGTTAGAGTATGTAAGTAGTAAAACAAATAAAAAACATTATGTCGCTTACGGAACTACAGATGGAAAAACGGTTTACTGGAAAGTTGATTAAACTTGTGGTATAACCCAAACATAACACTGTCACACGGTTGTCTACTTAATTATGTTCTGGGCAACCGTGGCGGTGGCAAAACATACGGTAGTTTAGTAAAAGGCATAAAAAATAAAATATATAAAGATTATCAATGTATATATTTACGTAGGTATAAGAGTGAATTAGAGGATTTTTCCACGCAATTTGACGAGATTTCTAAAGAATTTCCTCACCACATTATAGGAGTAAAAGGAAGAACTGCTTACATTATGAAAAGTACAGGCGATGAAAATGAAGATTCTAAAAACCTATATAAAAAGAAAAATATATTTTGCAAAGCGGTTGCCCTGTCTAATGCTGTAACAAAAAAGTCAACAAATTATGATAAAGTAAATCTCATTATATTTGACGAATTTATTATTGAAAAATCGTCAAAATTGTTTTATCTCCCAAACGAAGTTGACGCGCTTATTGGATTTATGGAAACGGTTTTCCGAAGTCGGGAAAAATGTCAGTGTCTGTGCTTAGCTAACTCGGTTACCATGAATAACCCACATTGTGTTTACTGGGGGTATACAAAAAGAATAGATAATAAAGACATTGTAAAGGACAAAGACGGTCTATTGCTTTTTCATCATTTTGCTGACCAAGAATATATAAACTTTAAATCACAAACAAAGTTAGGAATGCTGCAAAGAAAATCTAAAATAGGAGGTTATCTGATAGATAACGAATTTATAAACGATGATTCTCCATTTATCAAAAATAAAACGCCAGAAGCGATACACATTGCAAGCGTTGATATTTACGGAAAGCACTTAGGTTTGTGGATGGACTATAAAGACAGTAAGTTATATATAAGTACCAAAGTAGGTAAAAATGACAGTATAACATATGCACTTACTACAGATGATATGCAACCAAATGTAGTAATGCTTCAATTTTTCAAAAACAATCATCATATGAGATTACTACGTACAATGTTTCAAAATGCATGCGTATATTATGATGATACGGAAGCATATTTTAGCGCAAAAGATTTAAACAAATTACTTTAAAAGTATTGACATTAAATAAATCGTCTGATATAATTAAGATGTAGTTAAGGAAAGGAGAGATAAAATGAAAAAGAGTATTATCACTGGCACAGCTTCAGTTAATGTACTTCTAAATGACGGAAATTCAATTTTAAAAGAAGTTGATTTCGTAGGAAAATTCAGCGAAAGAAAAATTGTTAAAAAAGCAATTGCTGACATTGAAGAAGTAAGCAAGGCGAAAGTAGTAAGCGGAAGTATTAGAGAAGAAGTAAACACTTATGAAATGAGTGAAGAAACTTTTATCGCAAATGCCGATATTGTATTGGATGATGAACAGTGCGAATTAGAATTAGACTAGTAAAGGAGAAATTAGAAAATGAAAACATTAAAGGAATTAGCAAAGGAACAGAACGGAACAAAAGAATGTTTTATCGGTAGAAAGCTTGAAAAAATCGAAAATATTCTAGGCGACAAGGTTACTTTAAGAGATTATGAACACAGATCAAAAAAGGTTGGAAATGGTTATAACCATTATATCGCCTTTATTGTTGATGAAGATAAAGAACATTATTATCACGGCGGTTCAAAATTAAGCAAATTTATTGAAGAAGTTGAAAAAGAAGAACTGGTTAATGACTTATGCCAGGAGGGAGTACCAATGATTATGACAAAAACCAAAACAAGAGATGGAAATACATTCACTGATATCACATTCTATCCGCCAGAAAGTGAATTGCCGTTCTAGAGTTAAAGGGTGTGAAAACACTCTTTTTATTTTATGAAAAAGAAAAAAGGGTATTACAGAAATAAACAAGGCGCTTGGCTTAACAGAAAGCTTATAAAAAGAGCTGAAAAACTGGCGGAACAAATAAATGAGCAAAGAGCCGAAAAACGTTCACAAATATTGGGTAAACCTTTTATACATGAGAAAGGTAGCCAAGCAGTTAAAGAAACAGCAGGGCAATATCACGGACAGAGGGCAACAAAATATCTCGGTGAAACAGCTTTTCCAGAATTAAATAGTGTTAGATTTGACCCAGAAACATTACAATCTAACAGCATGTTAGAACGTAAAGTGAAAGCTTGGCAACGCATGAAAACTAAAAAATATTCTGAAAAAATGAACGCGTTATATAAAAATAATTTAATTAAATCTATAGAAACAAAGTTTGGAAATGCTGGTGACGAAAAAGAAATAAAAGAAATAACAAAAAAGATAAAAAGAATGAGCGCAAAAGAATTAGCTGAATTTGCGTATACAACTGAGGTATTAAACATAGATTTTGTTTATGGAAACCCAGATTCAGAAGACAATTTCAATCTATTTAAGGATACTGTAACAGATTTTTACAATAAAAAATACAGAAAAAAGAAGTAAGAAATGAAAACAAATATTAAAAATTCATACGCTTGTGATTTTGAAACATTAGTTTTAACGAAAGAACAAATAGAAGCAGGAATGAGAACGTATGTATGGGCATGGGGGTGTTGCAAAGTATATGATAACGATAATTATGACGTGATATTCGGCACTTCTATTGATTCTTTTATGGAATATGTTAAAGCACTTCATAAACCTGTGTTATTTTTTCACAACTTAAAGTTTGACGGTTCGTTTATTGTGTGGTGGCTACTTAAAAACGGTTATAAATGGTCTAAAGAAAAAGAGCCTAAAACATTCGATACAATGATAAATAAACAAGGGGTTTGGTATCAAATAAGCATTGTGTGGGATGTCAAAGGGAGAAATAAACATGAAACAATTATACAAGATAGTTTGAAGAAAATGCCTTATAGCATTTCAGCTATTGCTAAAAATTTCGGATTTGATTCAGACATGCAAAAGTTGGAAATAGATTATAATGGTTATCGAGAAGAAAACGGAGTATTAAGCGGAACAGACAAAGAATATTTACGGCATGATGTTGTTATACTTGCTAGGGCATTAAAAATGTTGTTTGAAGAGGGATTTAAGAAGATGACAACAGGAAGTGATACATTAGCAAATTTTAAAGAAAATATAGGAGGAGAAAAGCAATTTACAAAATACTTTCCAGTTTTAGACCATGAAACAGATAAAATGTTGCGGAAGTCATATGCTGGAGGTTTTGTATATGTTAACAAAAAATATGCCAAAATTTCAGAAAATGGACAAATTGGCATATGCTGTAATATAGATAAAAATAGTATGCACCCGTCTATGATGTGCACAAGGGAAATGCCATACGGTCTTCCAAATTATTTTGAGGGAGAATATACTGGTGATAGTAAATGTTATATCCAACATTTCTTATGTCGATTTGATGTAAAAGATAGATATATACCAACAATACAGATAAAGAAAACTGTACGTTACTGTGATACAGAATACCTAGAGCACAGTAGAATAGATGATTATATAGACGAGCAAGTTGAATTATGGCTACCATCTCCAGACCTAGAAATATTCTTTAAACATTACAACGTATATGATATTGAGTACTTGGATGGTTTTTATTTTAAAACAGCAAAAGGACAATTTTTTAACGATTATATAAATTCTCTGATGAAAACAAAGGAAACAAGTGAGGGTGTGAAAAGGCTTATGGCGAAACTACGCATGAATGCATTATACGGAAAATTTGGGACGAATCCAGAAGTAAAAGAAAAAGAACCTTATTTGCTTAATGATGTGCTAAAATTCCGCGTTCCAACTCATCCAGAATTTAAAGAAGACGGAGAAGTTATTGAAGTTGAGGATGTAACTATAAAAGACCCTATATATTTGCCACTAGCAATATTTATTACTGCATGGTCTAGATATGACATAATCAGTACAATAGACAAAGTTAACGAATCATATATAAATTATAAATCTGAAAAAGACAGGTTCATATATGTTGATACTGACAGCGTACATATGATTGGATGGCATATACCTAAAAGCATAAAAATTCATGATACGCGCCTAGATTGTTGGAAAGTAGAAACTTATAATATAGGGGCAAAATATTTACGTCAAAAAACTTATATTGATAAAGTTATATGCAAAACTACCAAACAAAAAAAGAAATGGTTATCTAAAGTAAAAGAATATGAAAAAGAGCATAAAGAAAGCGGTATGCCGTGGAAAGATTTTGTAGAACAAAAACCACCGCACTTTGGATATGAAAGGGGGAGCATGTATCTGCTTGAAGTTAAGTGTGCTGGAATGCCAGACAAAATAAAAAATATATTAACTTATGACGCTTTCAAAGTTGGCTTTAAATCTGACCAAAAGTTAATAGGGCACCAAGTAAAGGGAGGTGTAGTTTTAATGAATGATAAATTTGAAATTAAGGCTAAAAAGTAGTTGACTTTTTAGTCTTCTTTTTGTTATAATATAAGTGTAATAAAGGTAACCCCTTAAAGGAGAATAATAAAGCAGATAAACTTCAGATTATTTACAATGGTACCACAATCGCGTACATGTCACCGAAAGAAGTGTACTGGGGTCTTTCACGTTTGTTTATAATAAAACACGTTGAATACTTGTGGACTGGGAATATAGAGTAATTGTTGAAATTGATGAAAGTGAGGAAAAATAATGGAAACTGTAGGAAACATATTATGCGAATTACCAAATAAACCAGAAAAATACGTAGTTATTATGTACCGTGGTAATAAAATTATGTCTGGATTTATAGATATAGTTACATGGGCAACAACAAGATTTATTAGAGAATGTAAGGCTACTAAGGAAGAAGGAATAGAGCTTGGTAGAAAAACATATTATATCATAATTGAAGAAGGAGAAATATAATGGAATATACTACACTCAAAGAATACACATATGAACTTAATATGAAAGAAAGTATCGATGTTGTTGCTGTATTTTATCACGGTATTAACATTCTTTCGGGAACTCCAAAAGAAATATTTGAAAGTGTTACACCTAGTTTATTTGTAAAAGAAGCAAAACACATAAATAGACCCTACCATAAAATAGTTATAGTAGAAATTGATATTGATGAAATTGAGGTGCAAGAAAAATGAAAAGGGAATATTTCATAGACGGTGAAGAAGTTTCGAGATACACATTTTTCAAATATCTTGAAGTTGAGGTGTATAATCAGTGGAGAAACAACAATAGTGGAGGGTGGTGTTTTGAAGATTATTATGGTTATGTCAAAACTGAAATAAGAAACGGAAGTAATTTCAACTATGTACATACTTTCTGGAGTGAGGTAATAGTATGAAATTAGTAAATGCGCTTTATGGATTATCATTGAAACAGTAATTATAATACTGTTTCTAGCTTTGTGGTGGAGGTAAATAAAAATGAAAATTAAAAGAATTATAAGAATTATACGGGTAATATTCCATGATATTATATCACATATAGTATACTGTGTGGAAGAAGAAGAAAAAGAACGTAAAAATGAAAATTAAAAGAAACATTGTGTGAACAGGTGGCAAAAGATTATCTTTAGGAGGAAAAAATAATGGATATTATGTGTTTAACAATAGTGTGTTGTGTTGCTATTATGGCGATTACAACAATATATTGCGTAGAAATAAATGCAGAAAGGAAATATAATGATGAAGACTAATGACATACATAGAAAAATGCTTAGCGTTAGCAAAAATCTATTGACTGAACACAATTTAGATTTTTCGTGGTATATAAACGATTATCACGGAGTTGGTGGATATTTGCATAATGGAAAACTTCCTAACTTGATTGTTAGTGTATATTTGACAGAAAAAATGATAGAAATGTGCAGTGTTAAAATGATAACAAATGACTTACAATATGAATATGCGTGTGAGTTATTAAAAGAATTTAAAGTTAAAATAGTTGACTATTAAATAAAACTATGATATAATAAAGAGGAAGATAAGGAGAATGATAGAAATGAAACTAATTGATATCTTAACATCACTTGAAGACAATGACTTTGTAGAAATTATGGAAGTTAATACAACTGACGAGTTACATTGTTATGTCAAAGATTCAATAAAATACTTAGAAAAATTTAAAAAAGTATTACGTTATGATATGACTGTTACTAATTATCAATTCATAAAAGAATTAAATATTCATAGGGTTTGGGTTAATAAAAATTACTAAATATA